CATGGTTTTATTATAATTTCAATTGTATTTTTGTAAGTAAGGACTTGGAGTCTGAGAGACTCGAGTGTAACATGTACAATTGAATACATGTTATACTATGGACTAGCATTATAGTAACCACATTATGTTACTTCTTTAAACATTCTGTTTTATAGTATATATTATCTATTTTCCAGGCGGTTTTAACCCACCCAGTAAATCGACGCCCTATTGGGCAGTATTAATATTTCCCATTGTATGTCGCAAGACATTAAAGTGATAAGACCGACATTTCTTTTTAAATAGAATATAAACAATTTCCCTGATTACCTAAACTATTTTAATAATGAGTATTGGAGACGTTTTAAAAAGTATTATGCGAATATAAGTTTTCGAAACTATTATTGTAATTTTATGCACGCTTGTTTTTACGCTTTTATGTAAGTTTCATGGTTTAGCACAGCCTTTAACCGGATTAGAAGTATTGAATTTTGGGAACCAATTTAAAGTACCGTATTTGATCAGTATTATTATTAGAATTTTTGCAATGTTATTGAATTTGTCTACGCAGCGCAAGCATAAGATCGATAGCGATGTGATTTAACAGAACAAAGATATTATATTTAAATTTTATGGCCTAAAACGTTTTAGTAGAAAGACAAAGGTTTACGTTCATAATTACCTTTTCGAACCTATTTTAATGATAATTAAGTTTTTGCGAAGCTCAGCGAGCCCCCCCGTAATAAATCTTAAAATGTGCCAAGAAGAATCTTTTGATTCTTATGAGTGTTCCTCAACTCTTAATGAGGAAAATGCAAGCTTAGCTTGTGAAGATCCAAAGTTTGGATCTCTGAAACATTCTTTTAGAAGTTTTGGAAAAATGAAAAAAGACAAGCGAGAGAAAAAGAATTTACATGCGAAAGGTAGGGCAAGAAAAGGCCCTAACACATCATATAGGACTGTTATGACACCTCATTTTGGTGTACGCGAAGTCACGACTTTTGCCCGCCAATTTTTTGCCCCTGTCCAGCGTACGCATTCTTCAGTGTATACTTACATTTGCTCTTTATCATGTCTTGCATATATATATAGGTTCACAGCAGCCACTTTATTGGAGTGTTGTCCTAGTTGGTTTATGCGTCGTTTTTTTTCCGAAGATATGTATAACATCTACCTCAGTCGATATTATTTTGAAAGAGTAGTTGTATCCAGATTCTCTGGAACTGAGACGTTTGTTAATGTTTTAGCAACTTGCCAACGCTCTCTGACGCTTATGAGGCCAAACCCTAGCAACATTGACATATGGACTTGTTATTTGATATCTGTTAGAGAAAGTAAGTCTTTTCTTCAATTTTCTTCTATAACGTACACTGCGTTGAGAGCACTTGGCTTTGATTTACTTTCTCCTTATGTTAACAACCTTTTTAGAGATGTGGTTAACAATAATTTTGCGGTGCAATCTGACGACGGTATGTTTCATGATTTTATTTCCATGTTTAACTCTAGTTTTGACATTTATAAAATCGCGCAGAAGTCTCCTGCCGCAGAGTTAGCCCTTCGATTGTTAACTATGCTCGTGTCTTTTGCAAGTTGTCGTACTGCCGGTTTGCAATTTTCTATTTGTGGGGTTAAATTGTTTCGTGATGGATTTTTAAAATCTTTAGAACGGACTAAACCCACTATAACGGATATTTTTGATTTGGCAGGAGAGATAGCTCAGTACTTTACACGTATTGGATATTTGTGTTTTAAACACAGGTCCTTTAGACCCTTGTTGTTCGATGATAACGTAGCTTATGAAATGGCTACGTTGCATGTTTCTATAGTGTCATCATGGTCTGCAATTCAAGATATGGCATGGGAAGTTACTCCTTTCGTTGATGATGTCGAATTTAGACAAAAAGCGGCTAGTCTCATTTCTTATTATAAGGAATTATATTCTTCTATGTCTCGCGTTAATACGCATGAAGCAGTTATAATTCAGAGAAAATGGCAAGAGATAGATTCTATGCTACAAACGTTAACGCGTTTGATGTTGTGCGGTGAATTGCGGAAAGCACCTTTTGGGGTGTTAATTCACGGTGGGTCATCTGTTGGGAAATCAACCTTTACAAGTATGGTTTCCACTGTTAGCATTATTGCCCAAGGAGGAGATCCAAGAGCTGAAATGCGAAAAGTCACGAATCCTAATGACGAGTTCTTTTCCAATTATTCTTATGGAACTGAAGCCATTATTCTGGATGATATGTGTAACACTAAAACAGATTTCACACAGAAATCACCATTAGAAAAAATTATTGAGTACATTAATAATGTTCCTGCATACCCTGTCATGGCTGATTTGTCCTCTAAGGGTAAAATCCCATTGTGTCCTAAGGCCGTTATTGTCACAACTAACGTCGATGGTTTGAACGCTAAAGTTTATTCCAATGAACCAGTGTCAATTTTGCGTAGGTTTAACATTTGGATTAATTTACAGGTTAAGCAAAAATTTGCGATTGACCCTGATATTAACCCTGAGAATTACATGCTGGATAAGAACAAAGTCATTGCTCACCAAGAAGCTTTACGTGCATGTGGAGCTAGCGAGGAAGAGATATTGATGCCTGATATATGGAATATTAGGATGTGGACTGTCAAGTCGGGTAACCCTGATTCAGTTGGTGGTACTGCGACTATTGTCAAAGTACCAATTTGTCCTGATAGTGTCACAGGTGACGCTATTCCGGTTGATATATTGACAGCCTTGGATATAATTACTCGCATGTCTAAACAGCACAGTTTGGAACAAGTGAATGTAGTCAAACAGATGAAATCCATACCAGAATTTTTGAGCAATAAAATGGCTGATGAATATCCTCACAAACAAATAGATCCCCAGTTTATTGACATTGAAGAGATACGCAGCGATTTTCTTAGATGGACTGGTGTTATGACGAGGTGGTCCTTGATTTCAAGTTTAGGACCAACTATGGCAGCTTTAACAGATTATAGAAACTGTTTGCCACTTCTTGCCTATTATTTTCCAGCGTATGATAATGTCGCAGTTCCTTTAGCATGGGGAGTTTCTTGGATAGCCCTTTATATGAGAAGCCTTCAGTATAGAGCTGTTTACAACCGTTATTACCGATGGTGTACTGCAGATGGTAGACATATTTTTCTTGCAAATTTTGCGCTAGGATATGTTTTTGGTTTAATTATTAAACATTTTTGGGCTTTACTCAAAGAAAAAATTAAACCACAGGGCAATCTCGCACCATTGAGTATGGAAGAATTGGACACCAACGCAACCAAGAAAAATGTGTGGATTAAACCACATTTAACGCGTGTTGCCGGTTTCCCAAATACTCACGTTCCTACCGATTTACAAAATAAAGTACAGTCAAACATTGTTTTGGTGGTTGCTGGAAAGAAATTTGTAAACGGTTTTTTTGTCAGACAAAATTATTTTGTAGTTCCGCATCATTTCCTTAAGTTGTTGGAAAAACATGGTGATAATACTATATCTATTATTTCTCAGCCAGCACATATTGATGGAGTTGCCACTAACAATCATACTCAAGTTATCTTTTATTCTAGAGAAGCGTGGCGTCATGTTCCTGGTACTGATTTATGTGTATATTATATGGCCAATAGCATGCCTCGCAAAGAAGTTTTAGATTATTTTCCACAGTGTGATATGATGCGTTCACTACCAGCCACGTTAATTTGTCGGGATAAAGATGCCAATGTGATAGTAGACACGGCTTATTTGAATTATGGAACTCAAGATACTGGTCCAGAAGGATCAAAATTTTTAGGACACATCTACAACTTAGAAAAAGGTATTACTTTTAATGGCATGTGCACCAGCGTCTGGGTTTCAGATACTAAACCTTCATTTATTGCTGGTTTCCATTTAGGTGGAGTCACTGGCACGAACAGAGGGTGCAGTGGTGTTCTTTATAAGAGCCAAATTGAAGCCGCAATTTCTGATATGTCTAGAAACATTTGGAGTTCCGTTGACATACCCGCTGAGGGTGTATATGACACAGATTTTTCAACGCATTTTTCCGATGCTTCTTCCCAACTTATAGACGATGCCATAGCACCAAAACATCCTGTAAATTTTTTACCTCCAGAATCAAACATTCATTGTTTTGGATCTAATGGTGGAACACATAAATACCGAACAAAAGTTCAATATAGGAGATATGGATTAGAATTTTTAAAGGATAATGACATTCCAGTACAACATGGTAAACCTAATATGGACAAACCTCCAAGTTGGTATCACTTTTCCAAGAATTTGACTGAGTTTGCAACAGTTAGCAAAGGTCCTCCCACGCACGTTTTAAATTGGGCGGTGTTAGATTATATGTTACCTATTAAACGTGAGTTACGTCGGTTGGGCTTTGGCACTGTTAGACGTGTTCGCCCTTTGACTGACAAGGAGAATATCAATGGAGTTCCTGGAGTTCGTTTTCTGGATGCACTTAAGGTTTCTACAGCTGCTGGTTTTCCGCTGAAAGGTAAAACTTCTGTTTATCTTGAAGGTCCCGACGGTGATAGAGATTTTATAAGTCCTACCGTGTGGCAGCATGTTAAGAAATCTGAGGACATATACTTACAAGGTGGCAGATGTTATCATGTTTTTGTGGCCCATCTTAAGGATGAGCCTGTAAAACTTGGTAAGGACAAAGTGAGAGTCTTTTTTGGGAATGGTACGGTTTTTAAATTATTGATTCGCAAATATTGGCTCCCTGTTGTACGTCTCTTATCAGAATTGTCACTATTATCAGAATGTGCCATAGGAATAAACAGTCATGGCGTTGAATGGGAAGAATTTATGTCTTTTGTTGCCCACCATGGTGAGGAAAGATGTGTCGCTGGCGATTATAAAGGCTATGATCAGAAAGAGTTTCTTAACGTAATTCAAGCTTCATATCGTATTTATATTGAATTAGCGGATTCCTTAGGATATTCTGCGCGTGAATTGCAAATTATGCGAGCAATGGTTGCTGATTTATCATTATTTTGTGTGCAATATTACGGTGCTGTTTTGATGATGTCTCGAGGAAATCCTAGCGGACAAAACTTAACATCTTATGTTAACAGTACTGCTAATAGTCTCAACTCTCGGTGTGCTTATTATCAGGCACATGGGGGTACGCCACCACCTTTCAGGAATAATGTTCATATGATGACGTATGGTGATGACGATATTGGCACTGTGTCTAATAAATGTGATTGGTATAACGCACAGGTTAAAGCCTATTGGCTAGATCAATATGGAATACTGTACACTCCTCCAACTAAAGAAGGCGAACACGATTTGTTTTATCATGTTAGTGAGGTCGATTTTTTGAAGCGGCAAACCGTATACATACCAGAGTTACAACGACGCCTTGGTGCGTTATCGGAGTCTAGTATTATTAAATCGTTATCATGTGGCATACCTGTGTCACATATGACAGAAGAGGAACTTTTTGGTGATTTACTTGACGGTGCTTTGTTAGAATATGTTGCACACGGAAGAGCAAAATATGAAGAATTTCGAGATCGTGTTAATCGGTTCGTGGAGACCAGAAAATTCCACCGTTTCGTGAGGACGAACCATTTGACGTTTGACGATAGAATTACAGCATGGCTGTTGAACAACGTTAAGAATGAACCACATATTGGTTACCATGGTACTGTTTGTCAGCAGAATCATAGGCTTGTGTGGGAGACGACACTGAATGCTGAACCTCCAGGAGGGTTGAAACGTTCTCCAGGTTGTATGTAGTTTCACGAAAACTAAACAAGGTGCAAGTGCAAGCACGAAGTCAAGATTGTACGAAAAACAGGGGTATACAGCCAGTTTAACCCCACTGGAAGGGCCGGATAGCCCGCCATTATCACTTTTATCAGAATCAGAACGGAGGATCCGCGAATTACCCTCTGATGTTTGTTATGCATACCACCGACATCCGCAATTCAATGGAATTGCATGTCTTGGATCTGCAATACAACATTGGGACACAGTTTCGTGTGGTTTATGTTCTCCTCGCAGCGATTATTTTGCTGATGTCAATAGGCATCATCTTGATGATAACTGCGATATTTCTCCATTAACACCACATTCGGGCGTTTTTCCTGAAGGTGGTTATTATGCAGGGTTAGCAGTTCCAGAGACTTTTTATTACGCTGATGGATCTCTTATAGTCGAAGCTATGGAACTTGTTCTCAAGAATCGTAACGAGTATTATAGTTTTTTCGAAAGGGGAGATTATTCGTTGCCGTTTCCATCTTCGGATTGGTATGCTTCAGCTGTTATATTAGCAGATGTGTTGCGAGTTAAAGTGCCACCAACACCACAAGCCACTATTGAGACGCCTTTGCCTGTGAGACCCAACCGTCCAGAAAGACCTAATCAACAGAACCGTAGCTTGGGTCTGGATGCGCGATCTGTGAATTTATTTCCTCAGTCGGGTATATTGGAGGGAGTTTCTCAAAACAAGACTCAAGTTTTAACCACGTTCATAGACGATTTTCATCATGAAGAAGCTTCTTATGATCAGGACATGGACAACACTCATTACAACGTTGATACAGATGAGGTTTCCATTGTTAAATTTTTGTCGAGGCCTATTAAAGTTTTCTCACAGATTGTTACTGTCGGTGCTACTGCACCCACAGCTCCTTTATTTATAAACCCAAGTATATTTTTTAATAACAAACGTGTTATGAATAGGATTAACAACTATCGTAATCTTAAATGTGATTTGTGTTTCCGTTTTATGATTAATGGAACACCCATGCATTATGGCAGATGGATGGCCACAGCAGTTAGTAATGTTTCTAACGATACGTTGTTGACTCCTGCGACATTGGTCAACATGACACCATCTAGGGTCATATTGTCCCAACCACCACATGTCTTTTTGAACCCTACGTCTTGCGAGGGAGGTTGTCTTAGATTACCTTATGTGCACCATTATAATGCCTTTAGTACGGCTTTAGGTGAACATTTAACAACGGGATTTATAGCGGTGACAGAGATGTCGCCGTTAAGAAGTATGAGCACTGCGCAAGATGGAGTTACAATAACGGCATTGTGTTGGGCAGAGAACGTTGTTTTTGGCGCTCCCACAAGTTCCAACATACCCAATTTAGTACCACAGTCTGGAGACGAATATGGTGCAGGTATATTATCTAAGCCGTTGGCGGTATTATCTGATGTTGCGGTTGTTTTATCGAGAATAGCTGTGATTAGACCATATGCTTTGGCTTCGCAGTCAATTTTACACATGGGATCTCAAATTGCTATAGCTTTGGGTTTTTCTAAACCGGCTATTGTATCTGACATGACGTATATGATTTCCCGCGTTTCTCCTAATTTAGCTAGTGCCGTACAACATGACCCTATATATAAAATGACCTTTGATGACAAACAAGAAGTTACTGTTGATCCCAGTGTAGTGGGTTTGGCACGCAAAGATGATATGATGTTATCATCAATCATTGAACGTGAGTCATATGTCACTAAATTCGAGTGGAATTCTAATGCGATACCAGACTTCAATATATTTTATGCCAACGTGAACCCAACTTTTTGGGCAAACGGCCCGGGCACTGGTGCCGCGCAGCAGATTGCTATGACGCCTCTTGCTTATACCATGCAGGCTTTTAGGCAGTGGCGCGGTTCTTTGCGCTTTCGCTTCGTCGCCGTTGCGTCAGCTTTCCACAAAGGGCGAATTCGTATTACGTATGATCCCAATGGTGTTACAGCTTCTCCTGGCTTGCCGGTGGAGTATAACACGTCTTATACATATATATGGGATTTAGCCGAATCACACGAAGCCATTATTGATGTTGGGTATATGTCGCATGTTCCATATTTGAGACCACTGCGGCCCGGATTGGATGGTGTAGCATCTATATATGGTATTGTACCTGTTAATTTTAATCCTTTAGACAGCAACGGACATTTAGTGTTGTCTGTTGTGAACGAGTTAACCTGTTCCAATGCAACTTCTACCATAGCAGACATCATGATGTTTGTTTCAGCTGGTCCTGATTTTGAAGTGTTTGACCCGATAGATGCTATAGATAACTATACAATGTATCCACAAAGCGGTCAACTAGAAGTGGAAGATCATTTTGCTAAGAGATTGAAACCGCATGTCGTTTTCGGTAAATACATTAGTGCTAAAGACAAAGCAGCAATGGTACATCATGGTGACCCGGTCACCAGTTTGCGCTATTTGCTTAAAAGGTATACGAGTTATATGTCAATAGCTTTTCCCCTAGTAGCTGGCGCTAGTACACTACTATATAGGTTGAATTATTCTGCTTTTCCATTACATCGTGGTAAAGCTCCAGGTGCTATGCATTTAGCAAACAACATACCTTATAACTATGTTTACCAGACTCCTATGACGTGGTTTTCCACATTGTTTTTGGCTAGACGTGGTGGTGTAAGATGGAGATTGAGAGACGAATCTATGTCGGGTATTAATTTTACTCGCCTTAAAGTTGTTCGAAACACAATCTCTACAACCGCCGTTTTTGGACAAAACCCATACATTCCTTTTGGTAGTTCTAGTGATGGATCGAAAAAATACATTACGAGTGCACCAAATAGCGGCATATCTGGCATGTCTATAGGGTCTACAAATGATGGTTTACGCATGCACGCAGACGCTGAGATACCATTTCATTCTCCACGTAGATTTTTCCCTTGTCGTATGGGAGACAATTCTCTTAATCATTCGCAAGGGATATCTGTGTTTGCTGCCATTACTAACACTAATGCAGCAGTTAGAGATGGTCAGTTGGCAGTTTATGTGTCTGCTGCAGATGATTTCTCTTTGTACGGGTTTGTTGCATGCCCGCTAGTATATTATGCACCCGCACTTTTATAAGTGCACGTCTTATTGATGACGTTAAACAAACCAGGTGGTAGTCGCCTGGGTGGCAAATTTATTTGTCATGGGACTCTCCAGTCACGTTATTATTCAAGTAGTCTTGAATTTGCCGGAGAGTTCCGGATTTATAGAGACTACAAGTTTAAGAGGTGCTGAGTCCCGCATTTAAGAGCGTATCATTAGCTAACATACCGAACGTATGTTTGTTAGCTGTGGTTAGATCATTCCATTGGAAGTGACACGCTTAGGGGCC